TCTGGCAAGATATTTTTCGAGAAACAAGGATTTAAAGAATTACAAATAACGTTATATAAGGAGTTGATTTAAATGCCACAAGCAATATTACCACTGGCAATGATAGGAATGCAAATACCAGGAATGATATCTGCACGTAAACAAGAGAAACGAATGTCTCAAATGCAAGACGCACAGTTGGCCAGAATAGGAGAAGCAGAACAAATGGCAAAAGGTGGGCCTCTATCAGAAGCAAATCTGGCTGAATTAGGCAAGTACAAAGAACAATTTAGAGCAGGACAAGCAGAAAGAGGTCTTTTTTCTTCTGGTGTTTCAGCAGCACAAGAAGGAGAGGTTATGCCACAGATGGAACAAAGATTAAGAGATGCTCAGGTTCGCCAATTATTAGATGTTGCCCAAGGATACGACCCAATATTATCCAGTCAAGCGGCAAGGATGGCTGGCGGAGGCGGAGGAATGGGCGGAGAAATGATGGGTATGGGAATGGAAAAATTAGTAGCAGGAAAGGGCGAGGACTGGTGGGGGTTAAAAAAACCTAAACCTACAAGTTTTAATGTCTAAGAAAGGGGTGAATAAGAATGGCTGATTACTTATCGAACATGCTTGCTGGTATTTCAAGAGGATATGTTGAATCTATGAGAGCCAAACAAGAAGAAGAAAGAACTATCCGATTACAGACCAAAATGTCTGAAATGCAATTTGAGAATGAGAGAAAAATGCGCCAGTTGGCCATAGAAGAAACTGCTAAAGCAGAAGAAGAAAAAAGAGAAAGAGAAATCCAGGGTTATAAAAAATTGGGGGTCAGTGTTCAAAAACATGCTGATTTACTGGGAGATTCTCCTGAACAAGTACAACGCTCTTTGGCAATAGGGAAGTTAATGGAAGAAGAAGGGATATCTCCTGAAGTTGCAAATATTATTTATAAGACAAAAGCCACTGGAACAGGAGAGTTTGCAGAGGAAAGATTAAAATTACAACAAGAGAAACTTCAATTTGAGCAAGAAAAATTTAAACAATTACAAGAATTTAAAAAAGACTTGCAAAATAAAAAGGCTCCATCAGAAGTTATAAAAGCGCAAGAAGCATATAATAGATCAATAGCAGCAATGAGAAGTGAAATGGCCAAGCCAAAACGGAGAGGCGTAACCAAAGAACAAACTATGTTGGAATATTCAGAACAAATTAATAATAGTGCTGCAACAGTAGAAAGATGGAGAGAAGAAGCAGAATTACCTCCACTTGGTTTAGCTACTATCGAAGAAGAAGATACTCCTGCTGCATGGTATCAAAAATTATTTGGTACTGAAACTGTTAAAAAGCCAGTATTGAAAGGTAAAAAAATTGAGGCTAAAAAAGAAACTCCCATTAAACCTACTAAAGATTGGAAAACCAGAATAGATGAAATAAAGAAAGAAAACCCTAAAATTACTCCAAAAGAGATTGCAGCTAAATTAAAAAATGAAGGGATAGAGATTAAATAATGGTTACGCCTAGAGCATCTGAGATCGCCAAAGTAGTAAAATATTTAAAAAGTATTGGAGAAACTGGTGTTTCTGCTGAAACTCCTAAGTTGGGATTACAGTATGAAATAGGATTAGCTAAAACAGCACCCGAAGCTGTAAGTAAGAAAGTTCGTACACCACATTGGATAAATTCTGATACGGGGGAGATTATTACTTCTGGAAAACCAGGTCAGGCACATGATGAAATATTAAAAGAAGCAAAAGGGGAAGTATTAAAAAAATTCCAACGGACTCCTAATATTGGTAGAATATCTGAATTTCCTGATTATGTATCATTTGAATTTGGTACAATAGGAGAGGCTGGTGTTAAACAATTTGGTGATCCTGAAAAAGTAATACCTATGTTACAAGGGAAATTTAGTAAGCCTATTGTAATCCCTGATGAGAAAGTGTATGGTAATTTAGCAGGGAAGGTGTTTGGTGTAGGAGCTATTCCTGCTGCTGGTATTGCAGCACAGGATAATCAGGAAGATATTTATGCTCAAGTACAAAAAGCTAGTAAGGAAGATATTTTTTATGAACAAGTCCGCTATGCTGCTGGTAGAGAAGATTTGAATGAAAATTTACCTGGAGATGTAAGAGATGAAATAAAAATGGCAGATGATTCACTTGAAAATAGTTTGCCTAAACGATGGAAGGATTACAAAGAAAGTATAAAAACAAAATTAGCAGAAGAAATGCCTTATTCTGTTCCTGGGGGATTGCTTTATACAGCTATCGGTACATTATCTGAATTTGATCCAATCGAATCTATTTATGATTTAAGAAAAAATTATTTAAATCCTAAACCAACGATAGAAGGGGAATGGACTATAGAAAAACAAAGACAGGCTTTTAAAGAAGAATTGTTTGCTAATTTTGAGGCTTTGGGGGAGATGGCTAATTTCATACCAGTTGCAGCTTTACTTACTAAGGCTGGAAAAATCGCCAAAGTATTTAAAAGAACACCTATCCCTAATAAAGTCATATTACCGGAGGGACTGCATCCTATTATGCAACAATCTGATGCTATAAATATAGTTAAGGCAGATGAAATTGAGAAAATATTTATAGAACCTACTGGATTTGCTGAGACTGGGATTGAACCTTTTAAACCAGCACCATTGACAAGGTTAGATCAGTTTGAACTTACTGCTAAAGATTTTGGTATGATAGAACCTACTGCTTATGCTCCCACAAAGATCATTAAGCATAGTGAAATAAAAGATGTCAAAAGAATGATTACTAAAAAGAATAGGCTTGATACTCCTGAAAATCCAAATCCAAAAGTAAGAGAAAAAATACAAGAGATAGAATCTAAATATCCTGATCCATTTAAAACAAAACCCCACCCCGCTATTCAATTGGCTGATGAGGCTGACGCTCGTTTAAGTACATTACATAATGCAGATGACATGGTTGATGTGCCTAAAGAAACATTCATGAAGGGTAATCAAAGAGCAATAACAGAAGCAGAAAAAGAATTTACTGCTAGTGTTAATACTGTTTTAGCCAGGAGCGGGAATCCATACTTAGAGGAAATTTTACAACGTATGTATCAATTTTCTGATGATGCAGAAAAGATGGCAACCCATTATGCAGGGAAATTAACAGAAAATATATTGGCCAAATTGAGTAAAAAAGAGTGGATTAATTATATAGATTCTTTGCTTAATCGTTATAATACCACACACCCTAATGCCAAATTCAAAGCACTGGCGACTGGTATTAAACCCGTGAATGCAAAAGTACAGAAAGCTATTGATGAAACATACGATAGAACCAAAAATATCTTTGATAAACTTCAGACCGAGGGATTGCCTATAGCTAAAGATTCAAGAGAATTTTATCCTTTACAACCATTGAGGGATTTTCATAGTGAAAAAGAAGTAAATAAATTGGCTGAATTTCTTGTTAAAACAAAACAAGAAAAAGATATTGTATCTGCCAAAACAATGTTAGCGGAACGATATGCTGCAAAAAATGTTGATAGACAATACGCTGGTATAGAAAAAGCAAGAGAATTTACTGCAAGAAATCATCAAGATTTAGTGGATCATGGATTTAATACTGATCGAAATGTGTGGCAGAATTATTTTGATAAAGCAAGCCATAGATTGAGTGAAGTCAAACAATGGGGAAGAAATGGAGAAAAGTTTGAATATTTAAGAAAAGCTGCTGCTTTATCACATCCCCATGAAGCTCGAATTGCTGAAAAAGCATATTTGAGATTAACTCGCAGAGAACCTATGAATGCTGTTGCTAAAAAATGGGCTGATAGAGCAGTTAATTATACCTACATGACATTTGGAGCTAAAATAGCATTGATGCAGGTGTTATCTCTAGCTGATGTTGGGGCAAGATTTGGTTATGTTAGATCACTCTTACAGATACCCAAAACATTAAAATCTACTATAACTGCTGCAACAAAATTAGGAATGACAGAGAGAGAATTTATTCAAGATACTGGTACAATATATACCAATTTTGTGAATGAAGTTAGAGAAGTAATGTCTCGAACAAATAGATTATCAGATAAATATACTCGTTTTGCTGGTATATCTAAAATGGATGAATTAACTAGGATTCATGCTACATGGACAGCTAAAAGTTATCTTGATCGAGGATTAAAACAACTTCAAGCAGGAAAGGGAGAAAAGTATTGGGAGAAAGCTCTTAGAGAAGTTTTTGTCGATATCAAAAAATTAAAAGCTAAAGGATATAAATTAGATAGAGATGAATATACAACTATAATTAAGAGACTTGTTGATCCTACTATTGGTCGTACTAGACCATTTGAATTGCCTATATGGATGTCTAGTCCTTATATGAACACAGTTTTGTTATTTAAGAAATTCGGTACTGTTCATACCAAGTTTTTAAAAGATCAGGTATTAAAGAAACCTTCAAGATGGCTTCCTGCGTTAGCTGGACAATATCCATTGGGGATGGCGGTAGGAGAAATAAAAAGTAAATGGACAGGAAAAGAAAGACCCGAAGGATTAATGTGGCATATTGATAATCTTGCTATAGCTCAATTTATGGGTATTTTAGGAGATTTTATTATGATGGCTGACAGAGGGAAAGATATGTTATTAAGATCGGTAATGGGGCCAGTGATAGGGAATTTAGTGGATTGGGCAGCAATAAATGTTCAAACGGTACATAAATTAACTAATGGTGATCCACAACCATTCAAACAATGGAACAATAAATTTATCGACCAGTGGATAGCTCCTATCCCCCATATTGGGCCTTATTTACAGACAGAACTAAAAGATGTATTATATCCAGAAATGAGAATTAAAGAACGACAAAAGTATGGGTAATAAAGGGGGCTAACTGCCACTAGGGGGCGATTTTTTAATGCAAATACAGATTAGTGTTAAAAGAATCTTTAAATTACTAGGATATTGTGTGTTAGTAGCATATATTGGGCTAATACCTTACATTCTATACCAGGTATTGTGGTCTGTTAATGCTAATAGGGTTGAAAACTTTCAAAATCATGTTGAATTATATAAACAACAGCAGCAACTTTGTCAAAAAGACAGTTCTATCTAGTAAAGAGACTATTTAAAAATTCCTGATATTTTTCAGTTTCTTTTTTTATAGTTTCTATGGTAGCAATACACCAACTGCCTTCTCTATCTCTGTAATTAACAAAATTATCAAAGATCAATATATCTGGTATCTTCATTTATTGATTTCCTTTATAGTTACAGAACATTTTGCCAGTTCCATCTCTGTTTGTAGAACGTAAGCAAACAGCGTTCTCATTTCTTCCAGTGAGAGACAGATATATTTATCCGTACTGACTCGAATTATTTGGCAATCATTAAATGTAAGATTGGGGCGTACTGGTATTATAGGCTCTGTATACTTTACTTGAACACCAGAACATCCAATTAAAAGTACCAGCAATGCAAGTGCGAATCCAGTTAAAACACAACTTATTATAAAATTTTTCATTTTAATCCCACAAGCTCCTATAATATTTACCAAACAACTCTAAACCTTCTTGTATTCTATTATTTTCTTCTATTGTATCTACACCCTCTTTTTCATCCAATACAGCTTCAAAACTCCATATCATTTTATTTAGGACATCATCCCATTGCTTTTCTGATAAATCACCAGGATACCCATGAAGTTTTTTCTTAAACTGTTTCAATGCAGGAAGAATAATTAATGCTAATGTATGATCTAAATTCCATGTATCATACTTATCTATCCTGACGTTGACTGCTCTGTTTTTTCTGTGTGGCCCAATATATACTTTCATTTACTTCTCCATTGTTTTTGCATATTCATTCCAAAATTCATCGTGGCATGGACAAATACAACCTCCTAAACATAATTCATCTTTATCTTCATCCCCACACTTTAAACAATATGCTCCAGGCCATCCGCTCCACCAATGTTCATCGGCATTTTCACCATGCAAAGATTTATTAGTAGGGCAAGATTTTTTTTCTAATTGAAAACAAGTTAAAATGTGTTTATCCATGTCTACACTCTTGGCTACAATATAATATTCTGGGTAGTCCTAACCCTGCTACAGTTAAATTCTCAAGATCAAGAAACTTTCCTTTCCTTAATCTCTTGGCAATAATTTCTTTCACATGGTAGCTTCTGTAATGTACTTTTTTGCAAGTTCTACAAATATAAGCTATTTCTATAGGCTTATTTAAATTTACATTACTCATTTTTTACCCCAATTCATATCTATCCCATGAATTTTCTTCTGCTAATCGTCTTACATAATCCATAAATAATCTAATTTCCAATCTATGTGGGAGATAATTAACAACAGCAAATTCAGGTGTAAGACTACCATTATAGGTAAACAATAAACCCTTTTCCGTATCATAATATTGAATACTAATTTTTTCCATTAAGAGTGATCTCCACGATTTTTCCATTCATCATTAAAATCCTTGGATTCTTTTGCTCCTTCTACAGATTTAAATTTCTCGGTGTAATCCTTCTCAATCTCCTGGTGTTTCTCTTGTATCTTCTCCTTGTTCCTCCTGATTCCCAACTCCCTTTCCATCTTCCTTGTTTGTGATTTCAGATAAATCAATCGCAACCAGATTAAAAGTAGTCCCAGTCCCACTATAATCTTTTTCCAATACTTCCTCAGAAAGACCAAAAGTTCTAAAAAACTTAACATATTTTCTAATCACCCCCCTTTGATTTTCAGCAATAGTGTTTAATGTCAGTTCGTTTCTTTCTAACCTTTCCACCAATGTTAATATTGAAGATATTTGATGGATATAATCTTTTCTATTCTGGCAACCTTCCTCAAATGATTTAGAAAGATCATAATTATATTCCCATGTGTGTAAAATAGTATACCTAAAGTAATGTTCTACAATCCACTTGATCCTGAATTTTAACAAATCCCATATATTCATATTTTCCCCTTCTCAGATAAGATATATCCTAACTGAAATCCTTCCATGAAGATGCCCTCCATACATACCACACGATCCCTTAAACATTGAAACATATCTTTCATATCAGGGGGTGTGTTAAGACTATATTTAAACCATAACATACCAGTAATCTTACTTTCAAGATCATTCAATATATTTATGGTAATTTTCTTATCAAACGGTATAGCTGGTGAATGATGTTCTCCAACAGGTATATTTACACTCATTCAATATCTCCCTCACACCAAGGGCAGTCAATGTATGGGCAAGGCTTCATTATTTTATGGTAGTTGGCTTCTGGTTTACTTACAAAATTTGTATATTCTTTCATATCAGAAAACAAACTATAGAAACTTTGTTCAGGGTCATCTCTATATTTTTTAAAATACATCAGATATTTTTTAGCTGGCTTTCCCATTACCCCTCCATGCTATCAAACATTCTTTCAACTCCCTAGCCCCCAACACGAATGCAGCGAATGTAACAAAGGGCCATGAATCTAACCCATCAATTAAATACAATGTAGTAACCCCAATCAACATAAGATTCTTGAATGATGTTAAACTTATCAATAGATATTTAAATCTATTGTTAATTAATTCCCCCAACGGTATTACATAATAATTTTTCATTCATACACTCCCGTTATTCTAAAATTACCATGATGCCCGTAAACGAACGGACATATCAGATGTTCTCCCTTTATAGTAACAAAATCATCATATCTGAGGTCTTTTGCCATTTCTACAGCACCTGATAAAGATTCTGCATCTATGACAATACTACAAGTTATTGTTACTTCCGCCATAACATTAAATGAGCTTATTTTTTTCATAATTTGAACTCCCGAATTTTAATATTCTAAATGTTACGTGCCCAAGATAGAATGTTAACATCCACCTATTAATTTTATGGTAGGAAAATTCAAATCCAAAATTCACATAGTCGGTCTTCTTATATCTGTAAGTATGAGTAGTCAAATATTTGAAATTTTTTACTCTTAACATTACCTGACCTCCACACAAACATAGACATTCAATACTTTTTCTGCCCTTATTTTAACACACTCTCGTCTCATCTTCATCAGGTCTGGTTTGTGGGCACAGCTAAGAATAAATATACTTCCTACGACCACGCCAATCAACTTGTAGTATAGTTTTCTTTGCATTTTTTATAGATACCCTTTGTTCCTCTGCCATTAATTTAGGACTGCTTTTATGTAATGCCTTAATTATTTGACTGAGTTTCCTATGATCTGATTTCTTTTTATCACGATTGCTCATTTACTTCTTTGAATGCCTCCAATAATTGTGATGCCTTCCCTTTTGTTGGCCTATCATCAATCAAATTACCATTCGCAATAGCATCTAATACAATCCCGCATCCTGCTCTAATATGTGCTAAGTGATGAATCCCACTATCAGATGCCAAATCTTCCCCATCAAGATAAGCAAGCCAATGCCTCATTATAGCAGCTAGATAGATAGATAATTGTATCTGTCCTTCTCTCCAATTATAAGGGCCATATCCAGTAGTGCCATCCGCTCTTTTGGTCAGATATGCTCCAAATTTCATAGCCATAGCTTCTTGAATGATGGCTACAGGGGGAATTAAATTAACAGGTACTTTTTTAACCCCCAATAAATCTTTTGGGTTTGTTTTATCTGGATTAAACATAATGTCCCCCCGGCTCTCTGGAAGGTTCCTTTTCATCTAATGCCCCAGGGAAAAATTTATCTATCTTCTCAAACAGTTTATCTATATTTAACATAAATTTTTGTTCATAAATTATTGGGTCTTTCTGTAGCCCACCGGACTTTTGAAGTATATTAATCAGTGTATCTAAGGCAGACAATTCTTCAAAATCAAGAACAAAAACTGTAGGAGCCTGATCTGATTTGTGAAACACGAAAGCATATTTTTGATCTTGTAAAATCAATTCTAATTGTCTCATTTCATTCCCCACCTTATCTATTTATAATCTTTTGCATCTTTTAATTCTTGTGTAGTAAATTTTTGCTCTAACTTTTTGTAACAACTTTCCCAATCAGGGAGTATTTCATCCACTAAATGATGAAAGATATGTTGTGGATCACCAACAATCCATACTAATTTAAGATGAAATTGTCCTAGAGCCAATCCTAATTCTACTGCTTTGCCTGTACTTATTCCTTCTGCATCCATTATAAATAAATCGCAAGATAATACTTCGGCTCTATCTTTATCAGCTAATTTTCTGCCCCATTCACATGCTGTCAAAAAATCAGGCTTGACAGTTTCATCAATCCAAGAAGAAACTATAGTATGTCCCATAGACCATAATTTATCTCTGATAGGACGCATCTTTAATCTATTAGTAAAACTAGCTGAAAGATATACTTTCATTTCGCATACCTTTCTTCTAATTTCTTTAAATTATTTTTGGCAACATCATCCAAACGTAAATTAAACCTCTCAGCAAGTTGAGCAATATACCACAATACATCACCTAATTCGCCCTCTATCTTCTTCCTATCTTCTTCTGTTACTGTTCTTCTATCTCTAACTATCTTTTTTATAATTTCCAATACCTCTCCAGTTTCTCCTGACAAACCCAAAGCTGGATATAAAAATGTATATACTGGAAAAAATTGAAAGTCATGACTATGTTCATACTGTTGTTGTACGATAGCAAAATCAGGATATTGAGCAGTATCTTCTGTCTTATCTTGATAATCATTAAAGTTCATTAGAATGATTTCCTTAAACTAAACTTGCTATTTGCCTCTTTCAATTCCCACCCTTCTTCTAGCCATTCCTTGATTATGATTAAATTATTTTCATTCATTTAATCATCCCTTCTTTTCTTGTCATCTTTATCGTCTTTGTCCCCTTTTTCACACTTTACCATAACCGGCAGAACAAATTCTTCTTGGTGTCCATCGGGGTAAATCAAAAGAACGGACTCCGGTGTTATGATGATTTCAGTTGCTCCTGGTACTACAATTGTGGTATCAACATCCCCACAACCCATCATAATAAACACAGCTAATAGCAATAATTTTTTCATTCAAGTACCTCTCGTCTCAATTTTTCAAGTCTGTTTAACCATCCTTGTAGAAAAACTTTCTGACTTGGATTTGTTTTGACTATCGCTTTATAAAACTCATATCGTTTTTGTAAATACGTCATTACTAATGGTTTTTCCCCTCGGTGTTTTATATCATGTTGTACAGCAAATATTGTTTTAGGGCCTATAATTCCATCAGGGAAAACACCAACTATAGATTGAAGAAACTTTACTGCCCTGGGAACTCCATGATTAATTGCTGAGTCAAAGTGAACCAACGAGAGTTTATCGGGCAAAAGGTTAGCACCTGACGGTTCCCAGTAATCTCTAAGATAAATGGTTCTTGCATCTTCTTTCGTGAGAGAGGGAATATCGAGATTTGGGTATTGATTCTTAGATATACCCCATTTCGTTTCGCCTCCCTTGTCTTTAGGGTGATTTGCATACCCACCTTCCTCTCCTATTGTGAATGCAAAGCATTTTTCAAAACTCATTATTATTAATACTCCTATGATTAATATTAATATCTTAATTTTCACCGATCAACTCATCTATTTCTGCCACAATCTTTTCAAAATCATGGTGAGGAACTGTGCCCTCATAATCCAAGAAATTCTGTATTGTGTCTCGCCATTCTTGTAGTAACTCAGAGTCCATCAATATATCCATGTTATAACCCCAATGCTCTCTCTCTTTTTAGATATTCTACCACACTTAAAGCTGTTTCTAAAGTATTTCCTGCCACTCTAAAATTGTTACAGTGATAACAAAGTAACCCTCTTACTCTTTTGTTTTTATGATCGTGGTCTACGTTCACCCTTCTATGTTCAAACAATATTCCACAGACTGCACAACAATTTTTCTGAGCAGATAACATTTTTTTAAACTGCACTAAATTTATAGCATACCTTTTTTTTAATGTCCAGTTTTTTTTCTTGTCTGCATTATTGTATGGCATCTTTTTTTGTTCCCCACTCTAATTCTTTTATATTTTCTTCCATTTCAATTGGGTCGCCAAAACAATATTTATCTCTAAAAGTACAACTCTTACAAAACTTCTTGTACTCGGCTGATCCTGTATCTAGTGGTGGGGGTAATTCTTTTCTATTAAAAAGTCTTCTTATTTCATCCCACCAATCATTTACTTCTTTCAATAATTCTTCTGTTACAGCTACTCTAAACACTTTCAAGATGGCAGATTCTTTAGAGATATATGCTATCACTAATTTATCTACTCTGTACTTCTTATTTTTAATCCAATATGTTATTGCCTGAAATACATGGTGATGATCGGGTTTCTTTGATTTCAATATCTTGCTCCATATCCCACCATCCGTAACAGTTTTCAATTCGTTTAATTCATTAAGACCATTATCATCCCTTAATATAAAATCAAACTTTGCCCCTATATCATCATCATATTTACTTACATATTCTTCTGCTGCAACTAACCTACCACTTACTGTCCTTAAAAGAGTTACTATAGCGTTATGGAAAATTTCTCCAATCCAGAAAACACGCTTAGTTCTTGGGTCAATATCATCTTCCTTAGCATTAATCCGGTTTAGTATGGTAGCTCTTTTACAAAATCCAGCATTAGAAGCAGCAAACTTTACTTTATCTTTTCTTCTGGCTTTTCTTTCTTCATATCTTAAATTAATAGCTTCATCAAGTATCTGTTCTAGGAGACTCCAAAATTTTTGTTTGGCCATTAATCATCCCATTCCTTCTTTTAGTGTCGGCACATACAACTAAGTGCCTACATTTTCTGTTATTACCTTGTTGACATATTGAGACAGGTGGCTGTATCTTTAGAGGCTTACGACAGCATTTCCTCTGTCTGCTCCAGCTATATACCCTACAGCTAGGTAGGTGTCTATTCGACCCCTTTTTAGCAGCACCCGTCATCTTTGTTTAGTCCGTTGCTTCTGGATTTGGATTTAATACTTCTTCTACCTTAGCAGCATCTTCCTGGTTTACTACCTCTACATTCCCAGTAGAGATATATCTGAATAGATGATCTGCCAATGATACAGTTTTGTTCAGAAGAACATCCAGACTTGTAACCTTTTTGGAAGCAGGATGATTATAATACCCTAGAACAAGATCGCCAGAGACCTTTAAAGCCTCACGCCTATCAACTGAGCTATAATCAGCACTACTAAATGATTTGGTTGTGGGAGTACCAGCCGGAGCAGCCGGAGCAGGAGGCGCAGAAGCAATCTTGGTTAAACTATCTATGTTGTTGTACCCTTTTTCATTCTTGTGGGATGCAAATTCTACTGTGTCCTTCTCCACTACCCCTGAATCCGTGAGCAGCTTATTGGTAAAGCCTAAAGAATACCAAGCTCCTGAGATTAATAGTGAGTGGGCTGTCCTCGCCCCGTTCGCTGTATTTACCACCTTCTGATTAATCTTCTCTACTATTCCTTGCATTGATTTTCCCTCTCTTTGTGATTTTATTAACCGCATTCCATTAATAAAAACATTCCAATTGTACATATACCCGTTTGCATGGTATGGAATGTATTCTCTGACCTTCATATATTAATTATATCATATCCAAAAGGCCAAAGTCAAGTTTTTCGATATAATTCTGAAAATATTTTAGTCATCTGCCAGGTCGCATTTAAAATCAGAATCTTCTGTACTCAAAAATCTTTCTATTTGAGATTCCGTCATATAAACAGTATAAACATTTGTATAATCATCATATCCCACTGGTACTACAAAGAGACATTTTAATCTCGGCTCTCTATTCTTCATCATATTTTCTCCATTTCGTACAAGTTTCTCCCTATTTTGTGTTCAGTATTGTACTTAACTTTCAATTCTACCCCAAAAAACCTATGAAAATGTTCAGCAAAGTTACCATACTCCTTCTTAACTATCTGAATAACCTCATCTTTTTCTTCTGGATGTATGTCAATAGTGAGATCGTCATGGCAATCTAAACATACATGACTGTGATATCCTTCTAATTTTTCCGATAGCACGATTGTCATAATCTTGTTATAATCTGTGCCTATTCCTTGTATCGGAGCATTCAGCCCTTCATTGTAATTATCTGTGTGTCTACCTCTATGGGTATAAGGATGCTCTACATACCTTTCATTCATAATTCTTGCTCCAATTATACTAAATAACTCAGATAATTCGGGATATCTAACAACTGTTAGGTCGTGTACAAATTCCTTCGCCTGGGGCCAAGTAAACCCATACTCTTGTACTAAGGTATACCCCCGGCCCCCAAATATCGTACTAAAATTAGCATTCTTGGCTCTAGTTCTGTCCGGTAAGAATTTAAATTTCTTTAGCGTAGCATCATGAATGTCATATCCCGACATAAGATCATCTGCTAACTTGTGCTTCCCTGTTACAATCCATACCAATTCCGCTTGTAGTAATGCTTCTAACCTTGACCAATCGTTTGATAATAAATATCCATCAGGAAATTTAGAAATAATGCACTTCTTAAATTCACTCGTTTCTTTCCTCGGCATCACCTGAATAAAATGCTCAGATAATCTCCCAGTAACAGTAGAGATAAAAGAATAATTAGGATAATAATATCCCTCAGTGAGCCTCGATCTGAACCCTTCATTATATGTCCCTATCTGTTTTGTACATGCTCTTAGTATTAATAATAACGCTGCCTCTTTCGATTCTTGATTCTCTGCTAAATCTTTTAACACAAGTTCATTCAGTTTTATATTCTTCTTTTCGGTCAATGGTACTTTAAAATATTTTTGGAAATATTCCTTAACAGACTTCGATGTATCACTATCCCAATCTAACTTGCTAGAATAATTTCTTAATTCTTCAAGTGTCTTGCTTCTCTTAGCTGTCCACATAGCTCCTTGTCTATCTAATTCATCGACATCTATCTTTATTCCTCTCATTTCGAGTGGGGTTAAATGTTTTACATACCCCATCATCATTTGAAATAGAGTCCACTTCCCAGTTCTTTTTAACGCCGACTCTGTTAAATCTTTTAACTGTTTAGTGAATATTAAGTCGTGTTTGTTATAAAGTTTCAGCCAATCTTCGTCATTCCAATATTCTTCTCTTTCAAAGTCTATCATCTTCTTGTAATTAGGATATTGATATAGTAACTTTGCCAAATTTTCCAGTTTATAACCATGACTGTCTAAATCTTCTCGAAGAATATGGACAGCTATTTGAGTATCATATAAATTCTCAGGCCATTCATCCCATTCAGGAAATTGTTTTAACAAACATTTCAGATCATACTTGATATTATGCCCTATTAAAAAATCATACCCTTTTAAAGTAGGGTATTCCAAGTCTTGAGATATTCCTTCTTCGTCTAAAAAACCATTGAATAGCACTTTAAACTTTGGCGAGTGGTGGTCTAGCCCTATGGTTTCGCAATCGAGTGTTATTTCCATACTAATCCGTGTAAGCCTCGACAATTTTCAGTTTATATGTTCTGTAATCTATTTCTTTAAATTCTTTCAACTGTGGCCCCGACCAACAAGTAGCATTTTTTACAAAACTATGTCCAAATCTTTGCACTAATTCTTTAATATCTTCTTCCTTTGGTTTATAATTCCCTTCTTGTAATCCTGTTGTGCTATCCCAATAATTTTTTACCGTAACGAGATATTCATATACACTATCAGCATACGCTCTTGGCTGTCCTGATCTTATTGTTTCTATTTCTATAATTATTTTACTCATTTCCAATAAAATCTCCCTTTCAGCGTTTCACAGTAAACTGCACCAAGTTCTTTTTCGACTGAAAACCAACAATCTTCATGAGATTCTGTTTTACTATTAGGTATTAGAAAACTTCTCCCAATCCAATACCCGTACCTACTATCCAGAAATAATCTATACAGACTTTTCTTGGTTTTGTAATAAAATTTATCTGGCTCTAGTATATCCGATGTAAATTCCCAACAATATAATCCTCTTTCCCATACCCCACTATATATCATATTATAACCAATTTTTTTATGTTTATTCGATAAGTGAACTTTTATACTATCCATTATTTTTTTAACCTCTTAATATATTCTGTAATAGTTTTATGATTTTCTTCGCTATTGCTGTCATACCCTCCAAAACCTACAGAAAATTTATCGGATTGGAGATATTCAAGAGAAGTTTCTTCGGGTTCAAATTGGTCTTCAAATCCATTGCAAGAACAATGACTGCCATGAACTTCATACAATTTTTTATCCTTCTTTCCTCTCAGTAAAAAGAAACCAGTAGAATCACATCCCCAACTGCCCACAGACTCATACGCTATTAGAATATCATATTTTCCTCTTATATCTGCATCAAAATTCTTATCTGAATACCATTGATCCCGAATGTGATCGTATATTTCTTTCAAATCTAAATCTTTCAAATCTTCTAAAAATAATCTATCCATTAAATACCCCCTTCGCCCAATCAACAGTTAGCTGTTTGAATAATTTTCTAGCCCTTCTTTTATTCTTCATTCCGGTGAACCAAACAGTCATTTCATCCTTATCTTTTATCATCCCGATACAGAGATTAATCACCATCAATTTAAACATCTTCGCCTCTGATAATCTATACTCCCGCATTTTATAGCACCAAGGTTCCTTGCTATCAGAATAATCTTTGAAGGTGATAGTAACGTGATCTAAAACCATAACATGACAGTTATTCTGCCTTGCAAGATTCCCAAGTTTCATCATCGTGTCCCTTAACTCAAATCTATTTTCATTCAATCCTCTTGATGATGGTATCCTGGCAAAATAATCCACAATTACTAGCCCTGGGTTTATTTCTTTGATCTTTTTTTCTATACTTTCTACGGTAGCAGGATGATATGTAGCATCGAGCAAGAAAACATCTGTCAAGGATTCTTCTGGATCAATGTTATGCCCATCATATCTTTCTTTCACCGATTTCAGTTCATCTTCATAAAAAACGTGTAGAACATTGTACCCGTTCTTAACTGCATTAGCTCCTATCTGGCAAGCAATAGTCGACTTCCCTGTTTCCTGCTCTGCTACAAACAGACTCAGTTCTTTTAATCCTAACCCACCATCAAGGTACTGATCTAAACTTTTTATGCCTGTGGGTATAACTTCCACCGGGGGAAAATCTATCTTTTTAATCTCAGAATATTTGTGAATATTGGTAGCGGGGGGAGGAATCGAACCTCCATCTGTCAGCTTATGAGACTGATCGTCTACCATTGACTGTGCCCCGCTAGGTTCATATCTTGAAACACTTTTTGCTATACTTTCTACTTCTTTCTCTGATAATGGTGGATTGCAACTCATAAAATTTTCTTCTTTCAACGCTGCAAGTATAACAGGATACTCGAACCCTTTATTTCTCATTATTCCTGCTCTGGATGTTAGGTAAGCATTTCTCTTTCCTTCTCCAATCATTTGTATATCATAAGTTTTAGGAGAGTGAATAATAGGTTCTTCTAACTTCCACATTAATTCTTTAGGAAATTCTGCCAAAGGACATTCCCACGGTGCTATACTCCATGAGTAAGGTTTACCAGTATCAGGATGGATAGATGGGGGAGCAACTACATACCCATTATCTGACCTGACATCCACACCATCTGCTATTTTTCCTACAGAATTTTTAATTCCTTCCTGGTATTTAAAATAATAGTGCAATCCTTTTCCCGTCCTAGCTATAGGTGTATGAAAAGTGGGATCATGGGAAGTATAAAACCAATTATCAAATTTGTCTACATCCACTACAATTATTCCAGATACCTTGCCTGTTTGAATCCCTATATTCACACCTTCATTGGGAGTATATCCGAAACCAGGAATATATGCGATTGCATTATTCCAATTTTTTTCTATAGGTATTTTACCTCTTAATGCAATTAATTTCCATCCGAAGTTTTTGTATCTTTCGATATAGTTTTCTGACAATTATTTTTCTCCAAGTAATCTTTATCCTGTGTTATATATTCATTATACTTAATTATACCATATTCAAACCCTCAATGTCAAGTTTTTGGGGCTATTTTCAATATTTATTTTTGAACAACTTTCGCCATAACTCTTTCTTGACCATGATAAAGAATCTATCTATCATGTAACACTGTAATAATATTACATATAATAATATTATAACTAATACTGTATTAATATATATATATATACATATATGTTCTTTTATACTGTTATACATATTATTTATGTTTCCTTATCAAGTAGTATATACTAGTATAATATACTATACAGAATACCCCTATTATTAGTAATGTGATTATCATATGAATATATATTTATCAATATCCACTGTAGCATCTTCTTTCTTTATAAGTGGTGCTACGATTTTTTTCAGTAAGCTATCATATCCCCTATCTTGTAATTCTTCTTTGTCTTGTTTGTATATCACCAGTAAAGTAGGGTGATGTAAAAACCACCCACAATTTACACACTCTATGGTGTATATTTTCCCTTGTCTAGTTTTAAGCCAATATGGAGGTTTTAAAAACCCATTACATTTAGGACAATTCATTACAATCCTCCTTAAAAACATACCGAGCTTCATCTTCAACTGGTGATAAGATTAAACTCCACGAATGGTCATTTATCAAAAATCTCCAGATTCTTCCATACTGATCTATTGCAAACAAGTCATTACTGTTAGCAGTTATTTGAGTAAATTTGATTATCATTACTGTCCCCCAATCTTTAAATAAAAACTGTTTTGATACCTTTCCCTTACTTCTTTAAAATAATCGATCCTGGGGCAACGTACCCACGTAGAAATACCATTCTTAATGTATATCCACATCTACATCTACCAGATAGAGTTTTCCTTTCGAGTAAATTGTATTAGTCGGGTATTTATCATGAACAAAATCTAATTGCATATCTACTATGATGTTTTTCGCAAAATTAGTATCTTCCAGTTCCTTTATAATTTCTTCCATCTCTTTCGGCACAGGCTCCGATTTTATGTATTCATGATACGTTGTTACTTTATAATTTGACATTTTATCAAATCCTACAAATTCTGGTGTAGTTACATATTTTTTAAATCTCCTGGGAGTTTTTTGCTTAACTACCTTTTCCACTGTCTTTATTCTCATAATTATTCCTTCCTCTGAAAAATCCGTAAAGGCATCTTTGTGCCATATCTTTTTTACAAGATGTTCCCCTACACGGTATACTGCGCCTTCCTCCCCACAACCTATATATCTTGCTCTTTTATACAGCTTACCTTTTTTCATTTCTCAATATCCCACCAAAAGCAGTCAATATCTTCCTATTTTCTCTCAAGTCTGTTTCCACTCTTTTCTTAATCTTGCTTACCATGCTAAGATTAGTTTTTAATTTCTTCTCTAGTATAACTATTTTTTTCAATTGAGAGTTATAACTAGATATGATAGGATTTTTTCTCTTTTGTTCTTTTCTCTTAGGCAATTCTTTTGGTATCTCTACGGGCACGATGTCTACGGGTACGATGGGAGCTATCGTTATTTCTTCCGGGGAGAATGTTATCAATTGTAATGGTGGTGTAGGAGTATTATCTTTACTTAGTGTGTTACTATTCATAGTATCAGAAGTTAACTCAAAAACCTCGATGGGATTAAGTGTTGTTTCAGTAAGTGTCTTAGGGTTTGAGTTTTCTTCTGTGAGTTTATTCCACGGGTGTACAACACCATTCAGGTGGCAACACTCCCCACCCTCCCCGAAATTATGCTCACAACACCGTTTCCCATGAATACCCATATGAAAGTGTGGTTTGCCTTTTGGCTTTTTTATATTAAAACTATCTAATCTTTCCATTTTTTAAATATACACTCCTATATTGTCTTTAACGTAGAACATACTCTCTTGATTAAGCCACGATTTAAAATATTTCAATGTCAATTCCAACATATCCGTTAAATTATTATCTGTTACTATCTCAAACACCTTGACAGGTTCACTAAATTCTTTTCCCTCAGAGTTTACCCAAAACCCACTCCCATCATATTCTGTCCACCCCATAGCAAATCTTTTTAACTCTGCCCTGATATGATTGAAGTTAGTATCTTCTACCATGCTAGGGCATACTCTATTCCCTTTAAATTGTTTTGGTATATAGAGTTTATATATCATTTTTTATCTTTACCTTTCTGGAAAAATCCATTCCACAATTTGCACACCTAAACCATAACAGTTTTCCGAGTTGGCCTAAAAAGTTTAATGTCCCGTTACACAGTTGGCAATGTTTCATTCTCATTTTATTTTTCTTTCCCATTCTGTGCTGTCTAGAGAGTTATCCTTCCTTATACGCTTTAAAGTGTCCATTGGTTTAATATTAGCATCCTTCACCACTTTTGTCAAGATGTTCCGGTACGTTTCCATCTTTTGTCTATTGTTCTTTTTTGTCATGCCATGCCCTCACTAATTCTACGATACATTTTTCACATATATTTCTACATCCTATCCCTATATTGAATTGATATACAAACTTCTCACACCCGCACTTGATACAAAAATCTTTTTTCAGTTTGATATCCATTTTGTACCCTTATTGTGATCCTTTGCTCTTAATATCATCCCCAAGTCCTAAATCATCTATCCCATCTAATCCAATTGAATATAGAGTGTACTGAGTTTTTGACAGTCTGGTAAACTCAAAATCCTGTTCCCAGGCATCGGTTGGAACCGAACTGATAAAACCAGGTACAAGTACACTCAATGTTGTGGGAGTGTTCCTTTTATCCCCGTAATATTCTGCTAGCGTCATGTCAAGCGAAAGTAATGTCAATCTTGTTTCCGCTTTCACAAAACCTTGTAAGGCCGGGAGTACAAGTAGAACAAATATCAGCCCGAACCCGGCAATCACTACCAGTAATTCTACCATTGTGAATCCTTTCTTGTCGTCCTTCACAATTTTACCTACAGCTTTCCCGTGTTGTTTAATCATACCTATTATCTTTTTCATAGTTTTCCCCTTTTATTATTGTGTCTTTTCACAATAATTGATTTAACTTATTAAATCTTGCTTTGCCTTAGTCCACAGACTCAAGAATGTTTCATCATGATCCGGTTTTAACTCAAGAAGTGATTCAATAACTCTGCTCAATATACTGTGGTATTGATTGATCCTTTCTACTATATCCTTAGTATTATCCCCCGTTTCCGGTATGCTCATTGAGGGGTTCGGTGTCTTAAATACATCATCCACCGTTATCTTATCAGGGTTAGTCGGAAAAGTCTCAACTGAGGGTAACTTGGTGGCCTTTACTGGCCCATCCTGATCGACTACCTTACCCTTTTTCTTTAATTTACTACAATACCCACAAAGTTTTAAACCAAAATTGACTTTCACCCCTAACCTATAGACCGGTTCATTACACTTCACACAAACAAACTGCACAGTTTTACTTTTCATATTATCCTTTCCTTATCGTATCTTGTTTAACCTTGACATCATCTATCAAAGTCTGAAGTGATTTTAACGCTGACACTAGATCACTTTCCATCCCACTATCTATCACTGTTTGCTTCAATGCTCGATTCAATATCTCTTGTGCCTGTTTAAGTCTGAATAACTCGATGTGTGTGAATGTCATTTTTATTCCCCTTAATTGGTTAACACTTGTTAACCTTCTATTAGTTTATTATACACTATCCTTGACAATCTGTCAAGGGGAGTGATCTTAGGTGATAACTTGATCTTCGACTCCACTAACTTGAATGCTTCTTTTTTTGATAGAGCTTGAAAATCTGTTAGCTTCATTTTTCACCTATCTTTCTAAGTTTTTTACTTCGTGTTTATTTCTAAGGTGATCTTCAAAGTCTGTTACATAATCAAAGTTGAGCAAACACAATCTGCATACGAATACTTCCATGATGAAATACAAATCAGATACTTTCATTTTATCCTAACCTCCCAGTTTTAAAACATAGATCGCATATCGTGTGTAACTGTTTAAAATACTCGAAAGTGTACCACGTTCCACAATAGGGACATTTTAATTCCCAGTCAAGAAAATCTATCACTCTTGTGAAAAAACTGCTGTCGCATAAAAACGACCAAGTAACAAAAACTTTAAAGTTACCTTTCTTTTGATGTTCTAATAGAAAATCCCCTGGCTTGCTCCATCTTTCCCTTGCTGTTCCTTGAAATACTCTGCACTCTTCCGCAGTTTTTTTGTTGAATACTTTTAATCCTATTTCCTTATACATCTTATTCTCTTTCTATCAGATTAGCTCTGACCAGTCTGTTTAATTCTTTACTTTGGATTATATCATGAGAGTTATGTCTTGTCAAGGTGAATGTCAAGGATTGATATTTAACCATGACATGCGAACCTTTACAATATCTAATCTCACACCCACGATTGACAAGCAATTTTTCGAGATCACGGTATCGCATTAGTTTTCCTTAAGGTTCCCTTATGGTTTCCTTTGAATATCTTTTACAAGCCATCGTCTCCCCATTCTTCTTGAATGCGTCATGAACTCTTTCCAGGTGCAAGGTTTGTCTTGATTTGGATTGTATATTAACCCATTTTCAAAGGCTATAGCGTGGTTTCCGAACCTATCACCAACTATTATTATACCCTTCCCTGATAAATCTATAGGACTATCATCCGATGGAGTATTACCATATTTCCCTCTAAATTTTTCGGTATCATACCATACCGCAAGGGATGATAGCAGTTTATGTTGCCACTCGACAGTATAGATATTACCTCTTTTTGTAGGATAGTATCTCGACCAATGTTTGTAGTCAAGATTTTCGACCATACAAATTGATGCCAACCAGCATTGGTTAGGTTTTTGTTTGATATGTCGCATTAGCTTACCTTGTCTATCAATCCGTTTTTAACTATGATTGTGGCATACCATGTCCTTTTAGTATAAGGACAAGGCCCCACTACAGCGTATTTACCATCACCTTTAAATTCAGGCCCAAATAGACTGGTTTCTATAAAACTAGGTTCCTTCCCGATTGCTTGTTTCAATTCTTTTTTTGTTTTAAACCCGTATATTCCCATCATGATTTTATCCCTCTCTTTCCTTGTAAAAGATACATTGACAGATTAAACATATTCCTTTTAATGTTATTTCTGAAAAGTGATACCATGTTATTTTGTGCTTATGCATAGTTTTATCCTTTTATATTGTTCTAACCACAAAACCGCTAATATCCTTCCGTGCCTTGCCTTTGGGTTTTAATCCGATGATAGTCCCTGCCTTATCTAAAAACCTTAAATCGCTATCATCACCACTAACCACGTCATATCCATGCCATTCGTTAGGCATACTTTCAAATAAGACTGCTACATTCCCATGCCTTTTTAGAATGTCTAGGGACTGGATTTCATTAGTTTCAGATCGTGAAAAGGTTAGGTGATAGTTTTCAGGCAGTCCCCCATCAAGAAATTTAACCATCCTTTGATAGTTTTTCGTATAGTCATAGAATTGTATCTCAGGGAATGTTTCTATAACCCCATACGTTTCTATTGTTAGGTCAGAGGTTCCATTCAATCTTACCACAGGGATAAATCCCTTTTTGTGTGCGTACTTCTCAAAGTTTTTAATCTCATGTTTCAATTGACTGATAAAACCTACCCGGTCTTTAAAGAAGTATTCAGTTTTTCGCTTACGGGCCTCTTGAATACTGTTAAATTGTCCACGTCCGGCAGTATTCAAGCACGTATCAATACACCCGGGACTAGCGAACGGGCATACTTGATGTCCGCTCGTGTTAGCAGGGGATAGGTAAAGGATTGCTGTCATATATCCCTTTGCTTGTCCCTTGACAGTCTTATAATTACTGTCAATGTTTAATAGCTTCATTATATTCCCTTTTCTTTTAACTGTTTACTAACATATTCCCTAAATTCATTTTCATTAAATCTTGCGTTATCATTCGCAAGGCAAGTTAGCAGTTTATCATAAACAGACGCCACTCCATCTAATTCCCCATGAATTTTGACATCGAAAATACTATCTGCGATAACATCCGCCAATTTCATGTAGTCTTTTTTTGTCATTTTATATTCTCCTATCGTTTAGGTTAGCTGCTATTTCACTATCACGACTTTCAATCAAGTCTATACAACCTTGACATAGTAGGTCTGATTCTGAAAATTGTACGTTGAAATCTTCACCACAACGTTCGCATGTTAGGATATACATATTCATTTTATCCTCCGATTCTTTTATAGTGATTCAATCTGGTTTTCAATCTGATTAACTTCCTTTAAATACGCTTCAAGTGATGTAACGAGAGATATGCTGTGATACTCAGCTTGTGATAAGATGTAGTTAAATTCTGTTTGCGTTAAATACATTGTTATACTCCCATTATTGTTTGATTCATACGCCCATAGTAATGCATAGACTGTGCCATGACATTTTAACATACAACATGTTGATAACATTAATGATGTGATAATCACACACCATGTTATATTGAGTAAATGAGAAGTAAAGTACACAATGTTATGCCAATAATTGACACTATAGACATTACATTACTACATCATTTATAATGCTATCTATACTATGCTATGCTATAGTATTAAGACTGAATGAATGTAATAGTATAGTGTAATAGATGGAAGTGTGTCCCCAAGCAGGGGTATTGTAGTGTGCTACTATAACATTCTACTACTTGTTGATAACCTGTGGATAACTTATGCTATGCTATAGTGTAGCGCTATAGTGCTATGCTATAATGCCCTTGCCCAAGGGTAGCCCATCCCAATGGGGGGGGAGGAGGTAGAACTGGGGACTGAAATTTCTACATACTTTTGCATAGGAACATATTATGCAATTTTACAACACTAAAAATAATATAACATCCCACAAGGTTGTGATACTTTTATCCTGACTTTTGACTAAAATACTTGACTTTGGCACTTTCAATATGTTATAATTATAGTATATACTTTAATCATACCTTTCTATCTATATAAAAAACCTCCTGTATAATAATATAATATAATATAATATATATAATAAAAAACCTCCATATAACATAACATAATATTATTAGGAGTATTCTTATGCATATAATATTAAATACAATTCTTTATATTAATAATAAAATAAATAATAAATTATGTTATATATATAATAATATATATTCTTTTAATTTTATTGATTTAATATTATATATTATATTGATCGTATTTATATTCTATCCAGTATTATATTTACTTACTGGTATTCTTACATTAATCAAGTTTATTTATTGGTAAAATAAAAAATGATTGGAGTTGGTTTTGTATAGATATATTTTTGATATCCCTTACGCTACTACTAAAAAATTTGAATCAAATATTTTATTTGATAAAATAAAAAAAGAGTTTACCACACAAAAATTATTCAATGAATTGATCAAGGTAATTAAATCTGGCCCTATAGTTAATATCACAAAATGTGGGGGGGTTCTTGGTAGGAATAATGAAGGACATAGAAAACCTGATGAGATTTTGATTGATCCAAGAATTAGATTGGCAGAATTACCAGGAGTTTTAATCCATGAATTACTTCATAGCTTGTTCCCACAACTGGATGAAAGAGAAATACTTGGGTTAGAATTTTTTTTCACAAAGAAAGCTAAGAAATGGCAAATAACCAAGATTGTAAACCTAACAGCAGAATATTGTAAACTTGATTTTAAATTTTATATTAAAAGAGTTCATGTAAAAAATATTTTGAAGAGGAAATAATGGGCGGGTTTAATAATCCAGAGACAAGAAAAAAAGCTATGGAAGCGAGTCTTAACACTCGTAATAGAAATAGAGAAACAAAGTTTGGAAACATCTTGAAAGACAATCCTGATAATCTTCCTGTTCTTGTTAGTGAAAAAGATGTTGAAAGTTTAAAAGATATTCATCCTGGTTTTATACCTTCTGTATCACAATTACAAATCTTGGCCATAGCACTCAGCCTAGATCATGGTGATTCTATCAGGGAATGGTTCAGGGCTGCTGGACTGAATAGAAATAGTTGGTATTATTGGCTCAGTAATCCTGGGTTTGTAGTATGGTGGAATAAGGCTTTTCTTAGAGGGATAGAGCAGTACCGGAGCGAATGGATATCAATAGGGCTTAAACGGATGAATAGTAATGATCCTGATAGATTTAATTATTGGAAAAATGTAGGAGAAAAGATTTTTGGATTTATAGCTGAATTGAAAGTTAAAACTGATAAAAGTCCAGAAGAAGAAGAATTGACTAAAGAATTACTTGAATTAGTCAGTGGAATAAATCAAGATAAAAATATGAAACAGATTGATGGACAGGTTATTGATGTTGAACAATTGAGTAAAGATGTTGAAGGAGTTGAAGAAATAAATGAGACGAAAAAGTAATCCAGAAGCAGCCGATAGTGGCGAGATAGTTAGAAATATTCCTTCTGGCACACAAGATGTAAATATTGTTGGTGGAATAGCAACATTATCTGTAGATTTAGATAATGCTGATGATGATGTTTTAGTTTATGGTTTTGATGGAACAATTAATAGAAAAATTAAAACAGATACAAATGGCAATTTGATAGTTGATACAGAACTTCCTGTTGCTGTTGCATTAGCTGATGGTACAGCCAATCCTACTATACCAAGTGTAGGTAGTTTTTTACTGGGATGGAATGGCGCAACATGGGATAGAGTTAGTGTTGCTAATGCTGGTAGACTTCAAGTAGATGTTATTACTGGTGGCGGGGGTGGTGGAGGAACAGAATTTGACGATGGGGATGTGATAGATACAACTAGTCAGGGGACACTTCTGATGGTTACTGATACTATCCCAGGTACAGCATTCGCAATGAGAGGAAATGCAAGCGGTATTTTTATACAAGATGGTGGGAATAGTATCACAATTGATGCTGCAAGTTTACCGCTCCCAACAGGTGCTTCTACAGAAACAACATTAGCTCTTATTAAAACTAATACAGATAATCTTAATGTAGCACTATCTACGATATCAACAGAAGCGACACTTGCTTTGATAAAAGCTAAAACAGACAATATTGATGTAGCTTTATCTACAAGAACTAAACCCGCAGATACTCAAATCGTAGGAGATGGCGGAGGCAGTCTTACAGTAGACAACTCTACTCTTTCAGTAGTCGGGGGAGGGGTGGAAGCTACTGCTCTACGAGTTACTATAGCCAATGATAGCACAGGGGTTTTATCAGTTGATGATAATGGGGGAAGTCTTACAATTGATGGGACTGTTACCGCAACAGGAGCAAATACTCCCTCAGACAATTTTGCTAATCCTGTGAATGCAGTTCCTTCACAATCATTCTTGATGGGATGGGATGGAGCTACTTGGGACAGATTAAAGACAACTGATGTAGGGGCTACTGCTACTAACGGAATTTTAGCAGAAGGTCTTTACGCATGGGCAGGCGGGCCAGAATCAGTAGGATCAACATGGGTTAGATTACACGCAGGCAATTTTGGAGCAGATGGTAATAGCAACAATTTTGTTCAATTATCTACAGCCGATTTTCTTTTAGTATTCAATGGAACTACGTGGGATAGAATCAGATCAGGGGCTTTTGGTGATGATATTTCTACTGCCACTTTTGCTCTTGGATCAACAAAAACCCAAACAGCTATGTATGCTTATGACCAGGTAGCGGGTAATTATAATAACGTAAGATTTGCTAGAACAGATGGGGCAGCGTTAGGTGTAGGCACTGGCAATGATGGAGTATTAGCTGATGGCGTTCATTATAGTGATGGCGCAGGGTCTTGGAGACCTGCAAGACTTGCTTCAGGCGATGGTTTTGTAGGTTCTACTGATATTCCTGCTACTGCAATGTATGGATTTGATGGCACAAATTTCGATAGATTAAGAACGGTGGAAGTAGGGGATAACGCTTTAGTAGGATTATTAGGGACTGGAGTTTATGGTTATGACGGGGCTACATGGGATAGAGTAAGAATAAGTTCAAATGGAAGTTTAAGAGTAACAGGTGCAGATGATACCCCAAGTGATACCTTTGCGAATACTAATTTTGCAATAAGTATTAATACCATATCAGCACTTATGCTTTTTGATAGTTCTGGATCACAATGGCAAAGACTTCAAGGATTTAGTTCTGATAATCCAAACGGAAATAGAGTAATAGGTTCTTATGAAATAGATAATACTGATGGATCAACTACAATAAATAGAGTAAGAATGTCATTCAGTCAGTCTACTACTGGTATCACAACTAATGCTGCTGGAACAGCAGTTAATATGACTACAACTCCAATGAGTAAACTTGCGATGATTGTAGATAGAACAGCAGGAGCAACTAACACAGTGGATGTTCGGGTTGAAGCATCATTCGATGGAACAATCTTTGTTCAGGTTGCACAGATAACCGATCTTACAACTGAACCAGTATATATTAGCACAAGCGATGTTCCTTCAAAGTATATGCGATATAATGTAGTAACTGTTGGGGCAGGAAATACTCTTACTATTCAACTATTAGCGGTGAGATAATTATGGCAGGGATTTTGTCAAAATCAGGGAGTACCATAAGACACCCGCAGGATTTAAGTCAGATCGGGTGCAGAGTTAGAGATACTGCCGACCAAAGTGTTGCTAATAATACAAACACAGTTATAACTTTTAATACTGAACGGTATGATACTGATGGAATACATAGTACATCTGTTAATACTTCAAGATTAACTGCACAAAGAGCAGGGAAATATCTTATTTTTAGTAATTTACGGTATGCTTCAAATGCAACTGGTCTGCGAGACAATTTTATTCAGCTTAATGGATCGACTATTATAGGTTATAATCGAGACCAAGCTGTTACGAGTAATGTTACGATTCTTACTACAACTATAATTTATCAATTAGATGTGGGAGATTATGTTGAGTGTATTGCTAGACAGTCAAGTGGTGGAGCTTTGAATGTAGAAACTATAGGAAATTATAGTCCTGAATTTGGAATGACTTTAATGCAAGAATAAGGAGAGGAAGATCAAATGGCCGGTATAAGATCATTTGCAGGGAGTACCATAAGACACCCGCAGGATTTAAGTCAGATTGGGGCCAGGGTTTTTAATTCAGCTAATGAATCTATCTCTAACGCAACTTTAACTGCCATAACTTTTGATTCTGAAAGATATGATACTGATAATATACACAGTACATCCTCAAACACGTCAAGATTAACTGCTAATCATGCTGGAAAATATATTATCTCTGGTGGTATGGCTTATGCCTCCAATTCTACAGGGCAAAGATTTATAGGTGTTAGGTTAAACGGAGCCACCTATATTGATGTACATGAAGTTTTGAATATAGGTGCTAATAATCATAGCGTAAGTATTTCAACAATTTATCACCTTGTTATCAATGATTATGTTGAATTAATAGCTTACCAAACTAGCGGTGGAGCATTAAATGTTCTAACTTCAGCTAATGATTCACCTGAATTTGAAATGACATTAATTCAGGAATAAAGGAGAGATTATGGCATATTCATTATATGAATATTCACAAGATAAAGCTACTGAAAAAGTGGTTTTACAAAAAAATAATGGTAAGTATGAATTACATTATTCTAAACCAGAAGGTAATTTTATCCAAACTATTGATGGAGAAGTGTTAACAAAAGTTTTGAATAACGAAATTCCAGATGGAAATATATTTGGTGATCCAGATGTACAACTAGTTTTTGATGAACTTAAAGCAGACATACTTGCTTTAGGATAATAGGAGATTAAAATGATAAAAGTTACAATAGAAGAATTAGTAACATTGATTGGTCGTCAACAAATAACTATTGAACAAATTACTGGTGAAAATATAAAATTACAAACACGATTGAGTGAAATGTTGGAAGGCAAAGTACCAAACAATTAAAATAAAGTAAGGGGAGATTAAATTGGCAAGTTATTTTAAAATATTTAAAACACTTAATGATAGAATATCAGGCAAAAAAGCAGATAAATATGAAGATGAAAATTCTCACCAAACAGTCGCAACCGATTTGGAAGTAAGTTCTGGTGTTGGTACTTCTACCAGTGGAGACACTTCTCATATTGGTGTAATTATGGGAAATCTTCTTGGTGATGTTTTAACCAAAACTCGTAATTATCTTTTTGGTGTTGCTGGTAAATTTTCTATAACTGGGAGTAAGTCTACCACATATCCTGCTGGTGGAGTTTTAGGAATTGTAGCAGATGGAGTAACAGATGTTGATGGGGCTGTAGTTGCTGTTCTCGATGGAGATAGTTCACAAACAATCGCCAATGCAGCATTTAAAGCAAAAGGATTAAATTCTACACCTGGGTCTGGATTTACTTACGGTGTTGATTTATTCGATGATGGGGGTTCAGAATATCCTGATTTACCTATACTTAACGCAGATGTTCGTTTAAGTAAAGAAGTATGTGTTTTCCAGGGTGCAGGTGTACCAACAGATGCAGTAACGGGTGCTGGATTTGCTGAAATTGGATCACTTTATTTGGATCGTACAAATGGCAATGCCTATCTTAATGCTAACACAAAAGCCTCACCAACTTGGAAACTTATTACTAGGGCTGCATAATAATTTTAGCTTATCTACCATGTGTAGAAAAAGTAACGATAATGTTCAACAACAATATCAGTTCACGGAAGATGAACAATGGAAATTACTGAACAAAGAATAAAAGAATTGTCAGCCGAATCTAAGATTGGAACATTACGACAGATATACGCACAAGACTTTAGATTGTTCAGAAAGAATTTAGTTTATACTCTTGATGAACACGATACAACAGGGAATGCTATTAAGAAATTTCCAGCATGGCCCTACTTGGATGAATTAGATGATGCCCTTCTTTCTCATCATTGGGTGTTTATTCTAAAGTCAAGACAGATGATGGCCACATGGGAACTAGTATCGTACCTTCTTTGGACTATATTATTTCATAAAGGAAAGAAGGTAGCATTCCAAAGTAAAAAAGGTGATGATGCTGATGCTCTTGTACAACGGGCGAAGGTAATATATGATCACCTCCCAAAATGGAAACCATTGGCAGAATTTAGTTATTCCAGAATTAAAGTGCCTGAAATGTACTCTGACGGATATGGCATTCCACAAGGGCCAGATCAGATTAGATCGTATACGTTTTCAGTAATATTTTCTGATGAATTTGGGTATCAAGAACAGTTACAAGATACATTTGGTGCTTCTAAACCTTCCGTCGATGGTGGTGGACAATTTGTTGCTGTAACAACATGGCCAAAAGGTAGAGCCAACTTTAGGAAACACTGGTTACATAATCCTGTATTTCAAGAGCCAAAAGGGAAATTGATTAAAATTCATTACAGCAAACGACCTGATAAAAACGAGATTTGGAAGGCAGAAGCTAGGAAGGGATATACTGAAGAAGCCTGGAATCGTGAACAAGAAATGATTGAATTAGAAGCGGGAAAGAGAAGGATATTTGAGCCTTTTAGTGAACTCCGCCACGTTAATCCTGGGTTGATGTATCAAAAAGAAAAACCTGTATTACGCTCCTGGGATTTTGGGTTTCATCGTCCAGCGTGTTCTTGGAATCAGATAGACGATCAAGATAGATGGAATGATCTTTATGAAGTATTAGGAAATGATGAAATTTTAGAGAATTTTGCGCCCAGAATTATTGCAGAAAGCAATATAAGATATCCTAATGCTACCTTTATAGACTATTGTGATTATGCTGGAGAACAGAAATCAGATAAAAATAAGAAAACTTCTGTACAAATTTTACTAGATTTTATTAAACAATATCCTATTAGTCGTCCTAATTTTAATATTGAAGATGGGCATGAAATGATTAGGAAGAAAATGGTAATGTGGATTGGTGATAGACCAGCATATCAGATTCACCCATCTTGTGTGAATAGTATTGATGGGTTTTTATCAGGATATGTTTATGGCAGAGATGGAGTAACTCCTGTAGGCGATTTGAAAGACGAAGATGATAAAGAAAATAATGAAAAAGATTATTACAAACATCTTCAAGATTGTCGAAGATATAAATTTCAGAATATTTATACGAATAAGGGAGATAGAATGAATACCGGTACAAAACTTAATGCCAGACAACCCAATTCTTATAATTCAGTAAATATAAGAATGAATGCAAGGAAGGGAATGTAATGCCAGCAGAATATGAAGCAGAAGAATCTAGCCAAGAATTTATGATTGATAATAAAAATTATGCTGCTGATGCAGATAAGGCTGCTGATGCGCTAGACTTTCTTAAAAAAGTATTCTCCGAATTAGAGATGTATAGATCATCTTTAAATTCTAAATATTTGGAATATTATAATATATATCGCACAGTACATGATATTAGATTTTATAATGGTGAAGCACAAGTTTATATTCCTGTCCTAAGAAAAGCAGCCGAACAATTTGTTTCCAGAGTTAAAAGAGCATTATTCCCTACTGATGATGTGTTCGATGTTGAACCTTTAGATCAAGATACGGATGATGAATCCGATGTAATTTATGATTACATGAAGTGGCAAATAGAAAAGAGAGTTAAACTAAAGCAAAAAATTGATAGATTTTTAAGACAACTTGCTATGTTTGGGTGGGCGGTAGTCGAGTGCGGATGGGAAGAAGATATTAAAAAGATTGTAGGATTGAGAAAAAAGAGAGTGCCAGCAAAAGAAAAAAGAGTTGATCCCATAACTGGAAATGAATATTATGAAGAAACTGGTGAAATAGATATTGTTATTGAGGAAGCTGTAAAGGAAATTGTAAAGAAACGCAATCCGACATTTGATGTACAGGATAATTTTGCCACATATTTGTGGCCCCATACAGCTAATGATATGGATGAAGTTCATGGTGTCATTACATTAAGTAAACAAACTAAAAATTGGTTATTATCTCAAAAGAAAAAAGGTGTTTATGTTAATATAGAATCTTCAGAAATGTCATCGGGGGATTTAGATGACCAGTGGAATTGGTCAATGGAGGCAAGATTAGCCACTGACGGTTTGACCAACGCAAATGAATTAGATAAAACTTTTCCTAGAGTAACTCTTGTCAAATATCATGGTCTTTATAATTGGGGAACAGAAGAAGAACCAGATGAACATGAAACAGTAATCACTACTATTAGTAGCAGAATTTGTATCGAATTAAGAAAATGCCAATATTTTGATAATGAAAAACCATATGTTCTTGGGCGTATTAATGAATTGATGAATGAGATTTATTCATCTGGTCTTTACGAACCATTAGCCAAATTACAATATTATTTGAATGATACAGCAAATCAGACATTTGATAGCAATTATTATTCTCTTAACCCTATTGTTAAGTATGATCCAGGTCGTGTGGTAAATATAGCTTCTATTGCTTTTGCTCCTGGTGCTATGTGGGCATTGGCCGACCCTTCTGCTGCTGATATTATCAGACCCCCAGAGGTAGCCAGTATCGGATTTAGTATCATGGCTCAAGTTAAAGCAATGATCGAAGAATATCCTGGTTTACAGAATATCCCAATGACAGGAAGAAAAGCTGCATTGCATATTCAAGCATTACAGCAAGAGTATTCCTTGCCTGTACAACAAGTTGTTGAGAATTTAGAAGATACCGTAATGTCCCCTTGGTTGAAAAAAGCATATTCCAGAATACAACAGTTTTTAAATAAAAAAGATGTTGTTCGAGTAACTGGTAGAAAGGGACTTAAATATTGGAGAACAATTGATCCTACAAATCTAGCAGGAGATTATAATTTTTATTGGAGAGGGGCCAATCAAACTACAAATATACATATTAAATCTCAACAGATAGCACAATTCTTAAATACAATGTCTCCGTGGGTACAATTGATGATGCAACAACAGAAATTGCCAAATATTGAATGGTTATTAAAAGAATATTGGTCAGATGGTCTTGCTATGGATGGTGAAGATAAACTATTCATCAGTATGCAGGATGAAAGAACATTGCCTCCTGATACAGAAAATATGATTATGGCATTAGGCAAACCGTTGCCAACTAGCAGGGGAGATAATCATGAGGAACACGTACAGATACACCAAGCACTATTAAAATCAGAAATGCCCGAAATTGTGGAAATAGCTCAAATGCACATGGAGAAACATCAAAAGGATTTTGAAGCTATGCAGAAATTGATGCAACAACAAGTCGCTGCTCCTGCACCAGAACAGACAGAGGGAGCAGGACAAGAAGTAGAAGGCGAAAGAATGATGGAAGGTAATCAAGAAGCAGGGAATTATAGGGGGTAGAGAATAATGCTACATGGAACACCAGAACACAAGAAAGAAATGAAAAAGAAAATGAAAAAAATGATGCCCAAGATGCTTGGTAAGGGTATGGCAAGGAAAGCAGGAGAAGCATTACTTAAACGTAAAAGTAGAATGGAACAATTAGAAGAAAACTTGGAAGGGAAGTCATTTTAATGGCTAAAAAGAATGGTAAGAAAAGGGGAGTTAAATTTCTCCAAAAAATTGGTTTTTTACCACGTCCAGCAACCGGCCCTGGTGGAAGCAAAGAATATATGGATAGGTATGAAGAAGAACAAAAAGTTACTGAGGAAGAAAGTAAAAAGAGAGAAAAACGATTAAGAGGGAAGAAATTTTAAGATGGGCAAAACGTGGAAAGATTC